AAACTCATCCATTCTTTTTTCTCTTCTTGCTTTTGCTTCAGCTCTTTTTTGTTTAGTTTTAGATGCAGCTTTTTTACTTTTTTCTCTGCTTTCTTTTCTACTTGCCATTGTAATTATCCGTAATATTTCTTAAATGAAATAACAATTGTGTAAGTGTCGCCTGAACCTGCACCAACAGTAGTAAATAAAATATCACCATTAGTACCTGCTGTTGCTGAGTCTCTTAATGCAGTAAACTCTTTAAAACATATTGTATCAGACCAATCTTGTTTAAGTTCAATAGCTAGTTCATTAGCATTTGCTTTAAAAAGAATTTTAACGCCCATACCTATGTTAGAGTACCATATTTTTTCAATGCCTACTCTTGTACACTTTTGACCTAGTTGATTATCTTCTAAAGTTAAACCTGTTCCACCACTATTTAAATCAATTTTAACAGCATTAGTTTCTGATGTATTGTCAGGATTAGAAAAAACACATACTGCTCTGCTACTTCCGTCTTGGATTTTTCTTAGTGTTGCAGCCATTTACTTCTCCTTTTTAACAGATTTTGTAGCTTGAACAAAACCAACTCTATCGTATTTATTTGTTGATTTTTTAGGTTTAGCTTTAGCTTTAGCTTTCTTTTCGTCTGCCATTTAGACCTCCTTAGTTATTAAGAAAGGTTATTGTTTTGAACATAAAGAACAGTAACTGTAGCAACACCTGTTGTTCCGTCACCATTAGCACCTGTAAAATCAGCAAGAACTTCTAAATCAGTTGTTCCTACATTAGTAGCTTCTGTGTCTAAAGTTCCGTGTGTTGTTCCTAGTGCTTTAGTATTGATACCATCTAAAAAAGCATCTGCATCTGCTGAAGTTCCTACATCAATAGTAGCTGCTCCACCATCGTTACCAGCAGTTGTCACATTTAAGATAACATCTACAATTTGTGAATTTGCAGGAATAACTGCAACTCTTTGATTAAGATGACTTGCACCTGTGATATCTACTACTTTTGATTGTGTCAATGTAACAAAACCTACATTAGTAACATCTGTTCCTACTGTAGTACCTGTTGTATCGTTAATAGTTCCTGCTTTAATAGGACCTGAAAATGTTGTTTTACCCATTTGTAATCTCCTTGTCGTTGGGTTGTCTAACCTAAGTTAGTCAAGTGATTCGTTTATTTTATTTAATATTACACAAAAAAATAAGGGGAAGCAAGAACTTCCCCTTTTAAAAATATCTATTCCCTAGAGAATATTTATTTTTTTAACTAAAAGACCTATGAAGAACCAGGGCTTCCATAGATTCCTAGAGGATCAGATACGCCAAAGCTATATCTTTCTCTAGCACGATAACGAACATTACCTGTATCGAAATCTCCATCCATGCCTGTCTCTAATGGTGTTCTAACAAAATGCTTCATACCATTTGGTATGTCTGTTAATAGATAGAATGCATTTGTATCAGTTAAATAGTGATTAACTGAGTAACCATCAGGAATTACTCCTAATGATTTAATTGCATTGATATCATTATCAGCAGTGTTAGGTCTTAAATCTGTAGCTAAAATCCTTTGAGCTACGAACATTAGATTCGGTGGTACAATAAGTTTTCTTGCACGACCTGCAACTAATAGTCCTCTCTCATCAGTATAACCAGAGATGTTGATGATCGCAGCTTCTAAGGAAGTTTCGTTTAGGTCTGCTCCTGTAACAGGTCGATTACTATTGAATCCACCATTTACGAGAGGGTGACCACCACCTCCTCCTACGCCATCACCGACAGCAGTAAATAAATTTACGCCATCACCTGACTGATATGCATTAGTAAAACCATTATTCAGAGGAAACGCAGCTTTTACTTGTTTAGTATAAGCCATTGCTCTAGCTAGTGCTTTAGTGTATCTGCTAGAAAGACTATCGTAAAGATTGTCTTCCATTGCTTCTTCAGTAATCGCAAAACCTAGTGCAACTGTCTCGTGGGTATATCTAGCAGTAAAAGATTCTTGAGCAGAATCATAAGTCATTGCTGCTCCTTCATTTTTCACAGGTGCTTGACCAAACCCTGAGAGTTTCACTTCTTCTTCAAATGAACGATCAGAATTTTCAGTTTCATAGATTTCTTTATCTTCTGAATCGTATCCTTCATATTCCAAACCAAACAAAGCGTTTAGACCTGGAAGTAGCTCTTTGAGCATTTGGGCTCTTGAAATTGCCATATCTTATTCTCCTATGTGCCTAATGCCTTATCGTATGAGTGCATTCCAGCGTTGAATTTCACAATAAGATCAGTATATGCATCTCCTGCTGTGCTTTCTCCACTTTCTACGAATCCAAGTATACGAATTGGTAAGGTGTTTGTTGTTGCAGCAGTAGAGGCATCGAGAGCATTTTTACTTCTTCCGATGTCTGTTGAGCCAGCCGTTTGTATAACTGCTATATTACTGCCGATTTTGCCTTTCACTACAGCTCCATCTGCTTGCATTCTGAATTCAACATTTGGATCGTCTAAAACGATAGCATTGATGTCATCAGCTGCAATAGAAGTGTTGTAAGATTGGGCAAAAGTAGTTTGTTTAGTGTTAGGGTCTGTATAAGTACACCCTAAAAAGATGCCTACAGGTGTGAGAGATGTAGTACCAGTGTCTTTCGCCACTGTTACAACGCCTCCTGCTGTCACTAGTTTCACAAAATCACCATAAAAGATGCTTGTTCCTTCTGCTGATTTTATTGGAATATATCTTGTTTTTCCACTAAATGATCCACTAGCTGAAGTAGTACCTACAGGCTCTGCACCCATTGGGGTTGCTTTAGTAGCCATTTTTCTTTACTCCATAATTAATGTTTACCGAATGTAGTCCTTGATTGCCTATGTGGTTCTAACATTGGCATTCTAGGATCACTTTCTCTGAGATAATTATTATCTATAGACTCAACTTGCTGAGTGGCTAACTTGTCATAGTATTCTTGCCTTGCTTTCACAGTTTCAGCAGGTGCTTTACATAATAAAAGACCACCGATTTCAATACATCCGTCAGATGCCCATCTTGAATCTTGATCACACATGATCTTCAATTCAGGATGATCTTCTGCTTTAGCGGCTTCCCATCCTTCCCTAAATCTATAAGAGACATTAGGATTGTCTGATTGTCCGACTACAGCAGTTCTAACCCATCTGAATACCCAACCATCTTGAGGTTTAGGATCAGGAAGGACTGATGGTGGCTGCCACGCTTGAGTTCGCTGCGTGTCTGCTCTTTGATCATTCCCACGAGTTTCTCGTGGAGTGCGGCTATCACCTGAATCTTCTGTGGCTTCGAGCACTTCTGCTTCTATTTGATCTTGGTTTTTTTCGTTAATGTCTTTTTTAGTCATTATCTTTTCTCCTTGATAAGTTCTGCCGCATATTGTTCAGGTGTAATACCAAGTTTCCTAGCGAGAGAAACTTGAGTAGCAGTTAATTTGACCTTATTAGGTCTTGCTCCGTTGTTTCTAGTCGCAGGAGCTACCACATTAGGTGGTGTTGGTTGCGACTTGCGAGTATCTTCAGGCTCTGCTACCTCCTGAAAAGATTCCTCGATGTTAAATTCTTGAGGAAATACTTCCCTC